AGGAGGTAAAAGATTTGAAGAAGCTGAAAAATTATCTGCAAAGTTTATAGCTTATAAGCTAAAGGAGAAAGGTTGGGAAATTGACAAAGTCAAGAAACATCAAGACTTCAGCGGAAAATACTGCCCTCATAGAACATTAGATATGGGTTGGCAAAGATTTTTAAGGATGGTTAATGCAGAACTAAATAAGTTAATAGGAGATGATAAGATGGCTGATAATAACACCCCCAGTCCATGGGCTAAAGAGGCCTGGGAATGGGCTAAAAAAGAAGGATTTTTAGATGGGACTAGACCAAAAGATTCAGTTACAAGAGAGGAATTAGCAATAGTTCTACAAAGGTTGGTGAATAAACTTGGATAAGATTTCAGAAAAAGACTTAGAGAAATTATTAACCCTTAAAAGGAAACAAAAGAAAAAGAATAGGTTTTCAAAGTTTATAGTTACATTAGTAATTTTATTAAATGTTACATTTACTGCAGCTGTTTTATATGTATTTCTTCACATAGGGAATGAACCAACGACATTAATTACAGCATGGTTTGCTTTTACTACAGGGGAGTTATGGATGTTATCCAGCATAAAAAAGAAGAAAATAAAGGAGGATAGCAATGAATATTAATATAGATATAATGGTTAAGGTAATCATACCAATTTTAGGAGCTATCATAACATATTTGATAGTTCCTTTTATTAGGCAGAAAACTACAAAGGAACAAAGGGAAAATATTTACTTCTGGGTAAGAGTAGCAGTTCAAGCAGCAGAGATGATTTTCAACGAGAAGGGTAAAGGTAAAGATAAAAAACAATATGTAATTGATTTTCTAGCCTCTAAAGGAATTAACATAACAATGCAAGAATTGGATGTACTTATTGAGGCAGCAGTAAAAGAATTGAATATTATATAAGACAAAGTAGACCAGGATTAAATTCCTGGTCTTTTTTTATTTTTTGAATACCTTCTAAATTGCCCTATAACGAAAGATTTTTAACATGGTAATAGTCTAGGTATATTAATCTATAAAAACGCGTCAGGAAGGCTATAACAGGGCTAGAATGAAATTTATTAATAAAAGATATTCCTCTTTTTTATTCTACTATAAAAATTTCAAGAAATCTTGAAAAATATTATTGACATTCAAGATTTCTTGAATTATAATAAAAGTAACAAGATAGAAAAGATGAAAGGGGAATGAGAAATGGCTTGGTATTATGGTACTTACAGTTGCGGACACGAAGGGAGAGTAAATATAATAGGGCCTACAAAGGATAGACAATTGAAAGCGGATAGAGAGTTTGAAAAGATATGTCCAGAGTGTTGGCAAAAGCATGTGGAAAAAGAAAGAGAGAGACAAAACGAAGAAGCTGCTGAAAAAGCTAAAGAAATGGAATTACCAGAATTAGAAGGCAGCGAAAGGCAAGTTGCTTGGGCAAATACATTAAGACAAAAGCTAATCGACAGATTTAGTAAACTTGCAGAAGATAAAGCAGAGGTAAATACATTAAACAAATTATATGAGCTTAATGTAACAGCAGAAGATATATTGAAAATTAGAGATTATATTATTACAAATATAACATCAGCAAGATATTATATCGACAATAGGGATGAATACATCGCTTATATTATTGAGCAAGAAAAGAAGGAGGCTTTAAAAACTGAAGAACAGATTATAGCAGAAGAACTTGAAAAAATGAGAGAAGAAGAAATAAAGAAAGAATCTACTGTATACCCTGAAAAAAGAGTTACGGATGTCCCAGTTGAAATTAAAACCACGAATGATACTATAAAAGTATACTTTGAAAAGAATGAAGATTTTAGACAGATAGTTAAAGAGCTAGGTTATAGATGGAATAGACCATGTTGGGAAAGGGAATTGAGGGTAACTAATGGAACCATTGAGGATAGAGTTGCAGAACTAGGCAATAAACTTCTAAACGCAGGATTTCCGGTAATGATCTTAGATAAAAAAGCAAGAGAAAAAGCAATTAGCGGTAACTTCGAGCAGGAACACACTAGATGGGTATATGCAAGAATGGATGATGAATACAAAGGGTGGCTTTCAATTAAATGGCAAGGCTATAATAACGATTTATACAAAACCGCTAGAAAATTACCTGGCAGCAGATGGAATAAAGGGGTATTGGTAAAAGTAGAGTATTACAAAGAAATTGAAGATTTTGCAGAGTTGTACGATTTTAGATTTAGCGAAGGAGCTACCAAGCTTATAGAAGAGCACAAAAAAAGTTTGGAAGATATAGAAGAAGTGATCCCTACTAAGGTTAAGGAGAAGGAATTGAAAGATGGATTGAAAGAAATTTTAAATAGCAGCACTGATATATTAGATGATTTAAAGGATGATTAGAATGAAGTTAAAAACTGAATTACAGGAGCACCAAATAAAAGCAGTAGAGAAGCTCCAGCACATAAAAGTTGGAGCCCTCTACATGGAAATGGGAACAGGGAAAACTAGAACAGCTATAGAACTTATCTATAGAAGATTTAAAAAGGGGAAAATAGACAAAGTTCTATGGCTATGCCCCTGCTCAGTCAAAACCACCATCAAAAGAGAATTAGAAAAACACATTGATGGTGATTTATCTAATTTTATTATAGCAGGAATTGAAAGCTTATCAAGTAGCATAAGATTAAATTTTGAATTATTAAGACTTGTAGAAAAATATCGAGTAATGCTTATAGTAGATGAAAGTAATTTAGTCAAAAATCACAGAGCTAAAAGAACAATAAATATTACCAGGCTAGCAGAAAAATGTGAATATAAACTTATTCTAAATGGCACTCCAATAAGTAAAAATGAAAAAGATTTATTTTCTCAATGGTATATATTAGATTGGCGAATACTTGGTTATAAATCTTTCTGGAGCTTTGCAGCTAATCATTTGGAATATGATGATAAAATACCAGAAAAAATTAATAGTGTTTTAAATGTAGATTATTTAGTTAAGAAAATAGCTCCATATACTTACCAAGTTAAAAAAAGTGAATGTTTAGATTTGCCTAGTAAAACATATGAAACTGTATATTATCATTTAACACAAGCTCAATATATGCATTACGGATATGTAGCAGATAAATTACTATTTGATTTAGATGAGTTAAAGCCATATACGATATATAGATTATTCAGTGGGCTTCAGAATGTAATTGCAGGTTTTAAAGTTACAGAAATAAAAGATGGAGAAGAAAAACATCTTATTACTGAACCATTTTTCAAGGATCCAAAAGATAATCCCAGAATACAAAAATTGTTTGATATAATAGATGGAATGGAAGATAAAGTAATAATATTTTGTAAATATACTTATGAAATTGAAATTATTACAAAATTAATAAACGAAACATATGGGGCAGGAAAAGCAGTTGAGTTTTATGGGAACCTTAATCAGAAGAAAAGGCAAGAGAATTTAAAAAAGTTTGAAAATGAGGCACAATTTCTAGTTGCAAATAAAACTTGTGCAGGATATGGATTAAATCTACAATTTTGTAGCTATGTAATCTTTTACTCAAATGATTGGGACTATGCTACGAGAAGTCAAGCAGAGGACAGAGTTCACAGGATAGGGCAACAAAATAATGTTCATTATATAGATATTTGTGCAGCTAATACATTAGATGAAAGGATATTAAAATGTTTAGAAAGAAAAGAAAATCTTATTGATTGCTTTAAATACGAATTAGAACAACAAAAAGATAAAAAACAAGAGTTAGTAGAGCTATATATTTATGGTAGAGACCACAAAGGGAGATTGAAGCGTAAAGGCATAAAAACAGAACATATCAAAGCATATGAAGATCTAAAGGAGGGATATGATGACGAAGATATACAATAACAATAAAAATGTATTAGAAGCAGCATTTGAGAGATTGGAAATAGCATTTAATTCTTTTGACAATATATACTTTAGTGTTAGTGGGGGAAAAGATAGCAGTATAATGTTGCAATTAGCGGCAAAAGTAGCGAGAAAATTAGGGAAGAAATTTGATGTACTTTATATAGATTTAGAGGCTCAGTATAAGGCTACTATAGAACATATTGAAGAGTTAATAGAAGAAACCAAGGATGTAGTAAATAGATGGTACTGGGTAGCTTTGCCGATAAGTCTTAGAAATGCGGTATCAGTTATACAGCCTAAGTGGATATGCTGGGATAAAAAAGATAAGCACAAATGGGTCAGAGACATGCCTAGAAATAAACATGTAATAAATGAAGATAATTGCCCATGGGATTGGTTTGAAAGAGGTATGGAATTTGAAGATTTCATTGTATATTTTGCAGAGTGGTATCATGAAAAACATGGTGGAATTACAGGCACAGGGGTAGGTATTAGATCAGACGAGAGTTTAAATAGATTTAGCACAATCGTATCCGATAAAAAGGTTAGATATAAAGACTATGGTTGGGCTACCAAATTAAAAGTTAGTCAAAATAAATGGCTAGATATATATAATTTTTATCCTATATATGATTGGAGAGCAGAAGATGACTGGGGAGCTGTAGCAAAGCTAAATTTAAAATTTAATCAAATATATGAACTGATGTATAAAAATGGACTTTCTATATATGAGCAAAGGTTATGTCAGCCATATGGAGATGACCAGAGGAATGGGTTAGATCAATTTAAAGCATTAGAGCCTGAAACATGGGAAAAAGTTCTTAACAGAGTCCATGGGGTAAACTTTGGTAATATATATGCCAGGACTTCTTTATTAGGAAACATAAAATCGGAAAAACCAGATAGTATGACCTGGGAGCAATATACAGTATGGTTATTAGAGACAATAGGGTTATATGCTCCTGAGTTAGAAGACCATTACTATAGGAAAATTAAGACTTTCTTAGAATGGTACGAAAAAGAAGAAGGTTTAAAAGTAAAAGATATTCCAGATGAAGCAGATAAAAAGCTTGAAAGTGCAAAGAAAGTAGCAAGTTGGAGAAGAATTGCAAGAGCAATTGAGAAAAATGATTTTTGGATGAGTAGGCTATCTTTCGGGCAAACAAAATCAGATGTAAAGAAGTTATTTGAGTTAAAGAAAAAATATAAGAATCTAATCTATGGTAAAGACACAGATTCTAAACCATTAAAAAGAATAGCAGAGGAGTTGAATAAAGATGATAATACCAATTACCAATCAGTCTAAAAACTTCTATGCACACCTGGGAAGAGTTTTTGGTTCAAGAGAAATAGAAAAATTAACTGGGGACAGAATATATGATGATGACGGCAAAGTATGGTATGTATATTTTAAAAATAGTAAGCCAGTTGCTTTTGTATCTGTTAAGGATAATGTAATTAGAAATGTATGGGCTGATGATAAAAACTGTTTGCAAAAAGTATTAGAAAAAATTAAAAGTGAAATAAAGACAAGTACAGTAACTAAATACTTTGTTGATGTTTATAAAGCTGCAGGTTATAAAGTGATAGAACATAGTATAAATTTTGTAAAGATAAGGGGTGGAATTGATGAATAAGAGGATTTTATCATTAGTAGAGGAACTAAAAAAAGAATTAACAGGAATGGAATTAGACGAAAAGGTCCAATTTTTAAATATGATTAAATCTGAATTAAGGAAAGTTTCTCCTTTTGAAGAACCAGTTGATATGGTGATGTGGGTACCAGCAGAAAAAGTACAAGCCAATGCTTATAATCCAAATAAAGTTGCTAGCCCAGAAATGAAACTACTTTATACTTCTATTAAATTAGATGGTTATACTCAACCTATCGTAGCATATAAACTACCTAATGATAGATATGAAGTAGTAGATGGATTCCACAGAAATAGGGTAGGCAAAGAATATACAGATATTTATAAGCGAATACATGGATATTTACCAATAGTAGTAATAGATAAACCAATAGATGAAAGGATGGGAAGTACGATTAGGCACAACAGAGCAAGAGGAACCCATCAAATTAGAGGCATGAGTGATATTGTGTTAGAACTAACAAGAGAGGGATGGAGTGAAGAAGAAATATGCAAAAAGTTAGGTATGGAAATTGACGAAGTAATAAGGCTTAAACAGATAACAGGGCTTAAAGAAGCTTTTGCAAACCATGAATTTAGTAAATCGTGGGAAGAGTATGAAAGTAAAAGGAAGAGACAAGGGAGGAATGAAGATGTATAAATATGAAGTTGGGCAAGTAATTGGGAGATTTAAAGGTAGGCAAGAAGGCGTACTATTTGATATGGCTGATGATGGAGCTACATTAGTTATTTTATTTAACAAGCCAACACAGCAGGAAATACAAGAAATAAAGCAAGGGAAATTGCAATTTGGCATGTTCGTGAAGGAAGGCATTATATTTATACTTAGTAAGTTTGGATCAATGTCATGGATGGATGCACCATACCATGTAGCATTATCTAAAAACCTTACAGCATTGCAAGATATAGACGAAGGCAAAGGTTACGGATGCCATATTGTATTAGCAGATACTGCAACAGGAGAAATAAAAGCAATGAGGTTAGTCGGCTTAAGCACACAATATTCTAAAAAACTAAAAGCAAATATTGAATCACAAAAAGAGCAAAATTTTAATGAGCTAGATTATGCTAGAAAGTTAAATAAGATATTTAACACATATTCAACAAAAGAAATGGTAAATTATTCAGAGGTTAGTTGTAGGATTAAATAGGGGGGATGATATGGGGATATTAGATGAGGTATATACTTTTCCAGAAGCGGCAGAAATATGGGGGCTGGATAAATCTACTTTAAGAAAAGCAGTAGTAAATGGTAGATTTAAGGAAGGAATAGATTATAGAAAGGCGGGGGGAACAAATGTAATTACTAGGGAAGCAATGATAAGAGAATATGGAGAGCCTAAAAAAAGAGGTAGGAAATAATCCTACCTCTTTTATTTACCTTTGGACAACCACTAAACACTGTACTAATAAATACTGTACTTATATAAATAATATAATAGTTATTAGCCTACCTCTAAGGAATCAAAGCCCTGGACCAAAACCAGGGCTTTTTTATTGAGAATTTACCACTAGTTAATTAGGTGGGTTTTTATTTAATGATTTAGCCAAAAATTAGCCAATAAGTTTTGTATGATATTGAACAATATTAAACTAAATAAAACAAAGAACGTTGATATTTCAACGTTCTTGAATTGTATAAAACTTTAAAAAACGGCTTTTTGAGAATCAGTTGGTCGGGGGTTCGAGTCCCTCAGGGTGCGCCAACTCTTTAATTTTACTATATTTCATAAGACACGTTTTTTAGAGAGAAAAAATTTAGCCAAAAATTAGCCAGTTAGTTTTTACTTGAAAAGAGTATTAAGATTTTCTACATCTTTTATTTTTGTTGATTCTAAAACATGGGCATAGATTTCTGTTGTTTTAATGGAGCTATGACCTAATAACCTTGATACTGTAATAAGTTGAGAACCATTTTTTAATAGTTGTGTAGCATAGGTGTGCCTAAGAGCATGAAATTTTTTATAAGGCACATCTATATTTTTAAATATTCTTTGCCAAGCTCTTAATAAATTTCTACTATCAATGTAGGTTCCTGTAGCTGATGGGAAAAGTAAGTTATTTTCTTGGTATAATTCACCTAATTTTAATTTTTCTAGGTTTCGGATCTTGTTTAATTCAACAAGGTCCTTTTTTAATTCTGTAGGAATAGGAACTTTTCTTATGGAACTTTTTGTTTTAGGCCTTGTAACTTTTACCCCATAGTGGTACTTATCTGGACCATCATATACTTTTACGTTACTTAAAGTTTTGGTAACTCGTACTTCCATGTCGTTAACATCAGATTTGTTTAATGCTAAAATTTCCCCTTGCCTTAATCCTGTTCCTAGAGCAAATTTAACTAATATTTTTAATTTGGGATTGGTAATATTATTTAAAATGATAGATATTTCTTCTTCTGAAAAAGTTTCTATTTTGCTTTCATCTTCAAATAACATATCTAATTCTTCAATAGTTTCTTCTTCTTTATATTGGTCTAAACTAATTCCTTCGCAAGGATTCCTTAATAAGTATCCTTCCATTACAGCATATTTGAAAAACATATTAATTAATTTATGTGCATTCTTAATTTGAGAATAAGTTTTTCCTTTTTCATATAAGTCATTGTAATACTTTTGAATATTTATTCTTTGAATATCTTCTAATCTCATATATCCTATTTCAGCATTTTCTATATAGTTTCTATAGATGCCCTCATATCTTTCAAAACTAGATTCTTTAATTCCTGATACTCTTAAAATGTTCCATATCCAATCATACATGGCCATAGAAAGCGAATCCTTTTTTATAACGTGATTTAATCCTAAATGATTTTCTTGTAACCATTTATCTCTTTTATTTTCAGCATCCTTTTTTGATTTGCCATAAAAATTTTTTACAATGTCTTTTCCATTCTTATCTTTTCCTACAACAATTCTAATTCGATAATATTCTTTGCCATTAATAGTAACATTTGTTTTTATTGCCAAATTTTTCACCCCCACTTATTTATTATAATTTTTCAATAACGCCTAAAGGATTAAAATACACTATATAATTATCGATTTCATAATATAAACCATATTTTTCTCTATAATATGTAACAGCATCTTCTAGAAACTGTTCACTTACATTGAGATATTCTGCTATTTCATATCTGTTCCTACATCCATCCTTGTAAGCGTTTATTAATCCAATGACTCCAACCAACTTGTCATAAGCCCATGCCCTAGCTCTTTTTTCTTGTTTTTTATTTTCTAATTTAGATTGATCTATTATATTTCCACAGGAAGTGAAATGATGCCCAAGTTCTTCTGCTAATATGCACTTTTTTTCCGCTTCTGTATCTATGTTGCTATTAAGTGTTATAATATTATCTACATATAAACCCTTCATTTTCCCTATGTAATTATTTTCAAAATACTCTATTCCTTCTTTTTCTATTTTTATAAGCAAATCTTCATAAGTCATATATAAGCCCCCTTTATGTCAATTTACTTTTTTCTCCTAGATAGTATAAACTGGACGTAATCTTCTATTTGCTTTTGCTCTTCTTCTGTTAGCTCTACACCTTCTGGTAGGTGGGCAGCTATTGTGGTAGGTTTTCTGTTTTTTTCTCTGGTAACATCACTGTTAGCCATTTCCTCTAATTCCTCAATTGTAATTCCCAATGCTTTGCATATTTTTATTACATTATCTACAGAAGCGTTGCCAACGCCCCTTTCTAATATTGAATATAGAGTTGTATAAGGAACATTAGCTTTTTCAGCGAAAGCTTTTAGGCTTAAGCCGGTATCTTTAATTAATCTTCTTATCACTTTAGTTCTTTCCATTTTCATACCCTCCATTAAATACGATATTTCGTACATTTGTTATTATAATACTATATTATTCCCAAAATGTAAATAAGAATATACGAAATTGCAAATATAAATTCATAAAAAGGGTTGACAATATACGAAATTGAGAATATAATTAAAGAAAGAATACGCAAATGCAAATTAACACGAAGATAGGAGGGAGAAAATTGTATAGAAACTTAGAAGCTGAAATGGTAAGAGAAGGTGTTACTAGAAAAAACTTAGCAGAAGCCTTGAATGTTAGATATGCAACTATAATAGATAAACTGAAAGGCAGATATAGTTTCACACTTGATGAGGCCTTTGTTATAAGAAATAAATTTTTTCCAAATCTAACGCTTGAATATTTGTTTGAAACCGAAGAACAAACTGCATAGAAAGGAGGAACGAAAAGTGGAAACTAAACTTGTATCAATTAAACAGGCTTCTAAAATGTTCAACTTTCCACTACAAAAGTTATATCAATTGGTTGAAAACAAAGAGGTTCCATATGTTGAAATAGAAAATCTTTCAGGGACTATAAGTAACAAAATAAATACTAGAGTTTTTGCAGAGTGGCTTGATGAATTAGCACGAAAGCAAGTAAGAATATAAGGAGGTAATCTAAAATGAATAAGCTTGAAAAATTAATAGGAACTAAACAAAAAGTCTACTATCCTTGGAAACAAAAATTTTTACATCGGGTAGTACACAAAGACCGTGAAGGCTACTATGTGAAATATCAAGGAAAGAAAAAACGACTAAGACTAGCAATCAACGATTTTGGGGAAATGGTGAGGTTTGAAGTGATTCATGAAGGGAGGGACAACCATGGATAAAGAGCTCAAAGAAATTAAAGAACAGATGAGACAAGCAGAACAAAACTTCAATTACGCAGGTCAAGAGTATTTGGATGCTGCAATATATGAGCTTAACGCAGTAAATGAAAAGTTTAGAGCTATGTTGAGGGAGAAAAGGAGGGAGAAGGATGGACAAAAGACAATATCGGGTTAATCAAACATTAATGGTAAGCATTGAAACAGATATTTTTGATAGCACTATACCAAATGCAAAGCGTGTTGAAGAAATGGTAGAAACAAGCATCATGCAAAACTATGACACTAAAATCAAAAACATTAGAACTATCAGTATGTGGGTAGAAGACCAAACCAGATAGGGAGGGAGAAAAAAATGAAAGTATGGATTTTAACAGACCATTATGAAGATAGTGCAGTAAGTTCAATCATAGGTGTATTTGCAAATGAAATGGATGCAAAGTTAGCACTTGCAGATTATGTATTAAACGCAGATGTAGAAGTTTCTTCAGGTTATATTGACCTAAAGAGTTTTGAAATACAAGGAGGTGTTGAAGGATGACATGGGAAGAAGAACTAAAGCAAAGGAAACAAGAGTATCTAAATGATGTAGAAAGCTGTATTAGGATATTAGAAACATTAAAACAGTTTGATTCACCTCTACACATAAATTCAGCTAAAGTAACGAGGGCAAGGCTTATGATTCATGACATATTAAAAAAATATTAGGAGGTGTTAAAAGATGAAAATAACATACGAGAATGCAGCTAAGGAAATAACACTAGAACAAGCAATTAAAGCATATGAAGCAGGAATAGCAGTAATAGTGAATGATGGTAAAGATGTAACTCTAGAAATAGAAAAAGAACCTACCAGTCGCCAAACTAAATAGGTTCTAAATGAAGGATTTTTAAAAATTTATCGTTATCTCTATTATAACACGAGAATAGGAGGTTTACAAATGAATATTAAAGGCACAGTCACGATTGATTTAGCGGATTATCATTTACTGAAAAGCGATAGCGAGAAATGGCAAAATGCATTAAAAGTAGCAGATGAAATAAGATGCTTGCATGACAGGGTGAACAGAAGTGAGATGGACAAGTATGATATATGTAAAGAGCTTGAGAGGATAGAAATCAATTTAAGGGAGGGTTATTGATGACACAATTAGGCGAAATCAAACTCTTAAGAAAAGAAATTATAAGTAATGGAATAGGAACAATGAAAGACCATGTAGTTGATTATGTCTTTGAAAATACATTTCCAGACTACGAAGATTTAGTACAAGCAGTACAAAAAAAGGCTGGATACAAAACAGTAGAAAAAGGGCAAGAACAATGGCTGGAATGTACTCATGAATTAATAAGAGTTACAGAGGATGAAGTGGTTATAAGGTTTACAAAGCCTTATTGCGGATAGGAGGGATAACATGAATGTATATGAAAAGTTAATGAACATACAAGCGGAGCTTAAAGCTCCGAAGAACCAATACAATGATTTCGGAAAATATCATTATAGGAGTTGCGAAGATATACTAGAAGGTTTAAAGCCGGTACTGGCTAAACATAAAACAGCAGTAACAATATCGGATGAAATAGTCCTTATAGGTGATAGGTACTATGTAAAAGCTACAGCAACACTAATTGATATAGAAAAAGGCGACAAAGTAGAGGTATCAGCATATGCAAGAGAAGATGAAACTAAAAAAGGAATGGACTTAAGTCAGCTCACTGGTAGTACAAGCTCTTACGCTCGTAAATACGCTTTAAACGGACTTTTCGCAATAGATGACACAAAGGGCAGTGATGCAACTAATAAGCACGATACAGAGCAAGTAAGCAAGCCTAAAGTAGATAAGGGCAAACAAGCTATAGTTGATAACAGTTTAGCAAGTGATAAGCAATTAAACTACATTTATAAATTAGCAAAACAAAAAAACTACTCTCCAGAAAGCATGGCAAGCTATATTAAAGAAGCATATGGCAAGGATAGCAGCAAAGCACTAACAAAAAAGGAAGCAAGCGAACTAATAGAAATGTTAAACGAAATGGCTAAAGAAGGATAGATGAAGGGGTAAGCTATCCCTTTATCTCCTAAAAGTAGGTGATGAATTGTCAGGAGTATTTCAAATTGATAGAGGAATATTTGAAAATGGAATATGGCACAATGTTGCAGAATTCAGAGTGTTTTTCTATATAGTTGGTAATGCAGTATGGAAAGATGAAGGAGTTTGGTATGGAAATATCCATGTAAAAAGAGGGCAATATCTGAGGTCGTATAGAAACTTAAGAGAAGATTTAATGTATTTTGATAATAATGCTATTAAATATTACTCGCTTTCTTATATAAAAAAGGTTATAGATAAATTGGTCGCAGATGGAAGATTAGAAAAAGAAGAAACTAAACTAGGAACACTTTTTACAGTTGTAAATTATAGTAAATATCAAGGGTTTGAAAGATTTTATAATGATAACCGAGAACAGCATGAGAACGGCACAAAAACAGAACAAGAACAGAACGAGAACAATAAGAAAAAAGATAATAAAGTTAATAATATATATACTCCTATAATCAACTATCTAAATGAAAAAGCTAATAAAAATTTCAGACCTACTACTAAGAAAACACAGTCACTTATAAATGCAAGGATTAAAGAAGGTTTTTCCTTAGATGATTTCAAGAGAGTAATTGATATAAAATGCAGCCAATGGTTAGGCACTGAAATGGAAAAGTACTTACGCCCAGAAACATTATTCGGCACTAAATTTGAAGGCTACTTAAATGAAGGACCAAAAGTAGATAAACCACCAACACCTGATAATTGGAGAAGGAGCGATAGAAGATTATGATTTCTAAAGACGACCTTGAAATAGAATGCCAAATAATTGGTTCATTTCTAATAGATTCAGCTACCCATGATTTTATTAACCATCTCAAGGCAGATGACTTCATTGAAACCACAAATCAAAGAATATTTAAAACAATTACAGAACTTCATGCAGAGCATAACAATATTGACATCTTCACAGTACATGAAAAATCACAAGTACCAATATCTCACTTAGTTGACATAACTAATCTAATTGCTAGTACCAGCACTATAGAAAGCAACATCAAAGTTTTAAAGAATAAATCCAACCGCAGAAAACTAATTCAGAAGGCTAACAAGATAGTAGAAATGGCACAAGACCAGGAAGTAGATATTGAAACAATTAAAAATAACGCTCTAAAAGAAATTGAAGAAATAGAGGATATAGTAGATAATGAAGTAGTTACCTTAAAACAAGGCATGTTTGAAACAGTAGAACTACTAGAAAATAGATATGAAAACAGAGGGGATAAGTCTTATTATACAGGAATATCAAAGTTAGATAGAGCAACAGCAGGGCTACATCCAGAGGAACTAACCACAATAGGAGCAAGACCAGGAGTGGGGAAAACAATCATAGGAATGCAGATAGGGCTAAATATAGCAAGAAACAAAAAAACTGTTATGTATACATCTCTAGAGATGAGTGTATCTCAACTTTGCGAAAGAATAATTGCAGCAAATTCAGGTATAGATGGGTTAAGGCTTAGATTAGGAGATATAAAAGACCATGAATGGGAAAAGGCATTTAAGGCAGCAAGTCTATACTCTTTTGAAAACTTTTTAATTGACAAAACAAGCAGAAACCCACAACACATACGAGCAAAAATTAGAAAGTACAAACCAGACTTGGTTATTATAGACTATCTCCAGTTACTTCAATCAACGACAAAACAACAAAGTAGAGAGAGAGAAGTAGCAACTATTACAAGAGATCTCAAACTAATGACACTAGAATTCAAAATACCAATAGTAATACTTTCACAGCTTAATAGAAATGCAGAAGGGAATAGACCAACAATGGCAGATTTAAGAGAATCAGGAGCAATAGAACAAGATAGTGATAATGTGATTTTTCTACATGAGCCAAATGAAAAAGAAAAAGAAAAATTGATTGAAAATGTTATTTATACTCGGGAATTTTTCAATTCTTTAGAAGAAAAAGACAATACACTAACTCAAATCATTGTAGAAAAACAAAGAAATGGTCCAATTGGAACATTTGAAGTAGTAAAAGTACCTAAACTCATGAAGTTTGTAGAAATTGAGAATTAGGGGGATGTTTATGAGTGATAATCCAATGAAGATTTTATATAGAGAATTTGGAGAAAAACCAGAGGACGGTCAAGAAATGTTAAGCGTGGCAAATATATTCTATCTAATGGGACAAGAACAGGAAGAGAAAGACAAACAATCTGAAAAAGAAAAGTTAATAAAAAAATTATTAGGTAGGTGATTATATGAATTTAGTTGTACTTATCGGAAGGCTCACAAGAGATCCAGAGTTAAGATATATCCCAAATTCAGACACAGCAGTAGCTACATTTAGTCTAGCAGTAGATAGAGAACTTTCTAAAGAAAAAAGACAAGAAGCAGAATCTAAAGGGCAACCAACAGCGGATTTTATAAATATCGTTGTCTGGGGGAAGATGGCAGAAAACTGTGCAAATTACTTGAAAAAAGGAAGGCTTGCAGCAGTATCTGGAAGGCTACAATCAAGGTCGTATGAGGGGAAAGATGGAACCAAGAGATATATAACCGAAGTAGTAGCAACAAGAGTTGAGTTTTTAGAGTGGAAAGAAAAAACAGGCGATATACCAGCAGGTTTTGAATTAGTTGATAATGACGAATTATTACCATTTTAGAGAAGGGGGATTAACATGGATAAGTTTAGAGAGGAATTAATAAAAGGCATTGTTGAAGTAGCACAAGAAACGGGAATGACAGTAAATCAGTGTATTATGGAAGCTATGAAGATGCTAAAGAAGCAGAAAAAAGAGCAGTATATAAAACAATTGGAAAATCAACTGTTTAAGGGGTGGTAAATTGATACGAGCATGGAGAAGATGGAGGGCTAGGACAAACCTATCTAACGGAACATTTTTAAAGCTTTATATATATGACAGGGTGTTAGTAAGACCAAAGAGGAAGGTGAGAAAGTGGCTAAAAAGATAAATAGCAGAGAGAAGGGGAAAGCAGGAGAAAGAGAATTTGCAGCACTATGTAGGAAGCATGGATTTGAAAATGCAAGACGTGGACAGCAATACAATGGTTTAGATGGGCAAGATGTTATTGGATTAGATGGAATACATATAGAAGTGAAACGAGCAGAGAGATTGAATATTGATGAAGCTATGAAACAATCTATTAGAGATAGTAAAGAAGGAGAAATGCCTATAGTAGCACATAGACGAAATAGGGAAAGTTGGAAAATCACAATGAGAGCTGAAGATTGGTTTGAGTTTTATAAGGCTTGGAGGGAGAGGAATGAGAGGTAAAGCGTGGACTAAGGAGGAAGATACCAAACTCCTAAGGGAATACAAGGAAAAAGGAGCAATACAATTACAGAAAGAGCTTGAAGGAAGAACATTGGCAGCAATACGAAATAGATATTCATACTTAACTAAAAAGCCACAGAAAAAGAAAAAGACAAAGAGAAAGAAAGTTGATAAATGTCCTTTCTGTGGGAGTTGGAACATTAACAAGGTTATGACGTGGGTAGGAAACGCAAGATATGGGTATTACTGCATAGATTGTTTGACGGAATTTACATTGCAAGGGGATTATATTCCTCCACTTTACGCAGAGGGGGCGGAAGAATGAAAAGAGCTGCTAAAAGGAGATTGAAAAAGGCTGGAGTAGATGAACAAGATATTGCAATAATGATACAAGATTCAATAAATCTATACAGTGTAGCAACTATTATGATACTACATGACAAGTGGGGATTTGGAAAGGTAAGATTAACAAGATTCTTAGATCAACTGTATGACTTATTAGAATCAATAGAACAAGGCTATTTGACAGTTGAAGATTGCAAGAAGGTGTTATTAGAAGAGTGTAAAATCAACTTTAGATAGAAGGGGGAATAGAGTTGACTGAAAAAGCATTAGAATACTGCATGAGGGGCATAGTGAGGTATTTAGACGGGGATGTAGAACTTTTCAAGAGTTATGTAAACAAGGCTATACAGATTGAGGAAATATTATGTGAATGCGGAGCACAAACAATAGATTGTAGATACGATAGGAAGAGAGCAAGGATATGTACAGAATGTGGTAGAGTGTTTGTAAATAAAAAGGTAGTTAGGAAATGCTTAGTAAATTCGAGGAGGGCGAGTTAAATGTTACAGATGTCCTTATTTGAAAAGGTAAATATGATTGGTCGAAGGAGGAAACAAGGGGTGAGGTTAATGAAATTTGAAATAGGAAAAAAGTACAAGATCTTTATACCTGCCGATCATAAAAAGAGAAGCGACAAACTGTTTGTAGGGACGGTCATATATAAAACAGATAAATTTACAACATTTGAAGGCGTTAACTATAGAGAAAGTTTCTTGAATTGGGATTTGGAAAGGTTGTTAGTGAAGGAGGTAAAATGATGCAATTTGCAGTAGGATTCATAACTGGATTTATAATAGCTATTTTTAGTGCAGCATTTGCATTGGACTACTACATGGACAAGCAGGAGGTTGGCTATGGAGATAAATAATGTATATGCTAAAACGAAAAAAGAATGCTTAAAAAGAGAATTAGAAAAAAGCATAGGGGAACTCATAGATGTTTTAGAAAAAGCTGATAGTCTTGATTATTTCACTATAGAGATTAAAAAGCATGAGGATAGACTAGATGTAGATTGTATATTGAAGAATAGGAAGAAGGTGTATTGAGACGTAAATTGATTATATTGGGAAGTAAATCAGATTAATGAGAAATTAAGAGAGATTGAAAGTGCAGAAATCCAATAAATCTAAAATTTTAAAAGGAGGACTTAATATGAAGTATTTAGCGGGATATATTTATATGGGAAGTATGGCGGAAGGTGCAATGCATAGATTTAAGACGTTTAAAGAGGCAGAAAACTGGATTAAAAATGAATTAAAAGATGTAGATGATGAAATCAGTATAGATGATTGGGTGAGCTTTGGTAATGAATGTAAAATAAAGCTATATACTTTTGATTGTCACCAATATTTTATTATAAAATTTCAATAGGAGGTAAATTAGATGAGAGGTTATCCAGAACATTTACATGAAGTAATAAATGAGGATTTACAAGAATCTATTTATGATGAAAGTTTAGAAGAAGTGGGAAAATATTTTGAAGAATTTGGGCTAACAATGCCACAGCAAAGAAAAGCAATTAATTATGCATTGTTGTTTTTAAAAAATGAGATACCAAAGCTTCAAAACTCTATTTAAAAGGTTAATTCTATGGTGAATGCAATGTGAAGGATGTCAGTATTATATACCAACAGCTAGGTATCAATATGAGATGAAGGACGCTAAAATTAGCCGAGAAAAACCAATTACAACAAATGTCTTTTATAAATAAATGAACATTACAAGCAAATTGTGAAAATATTAGTCCTACCATACCTAGATGGCGGACACTTTAGACTACAAGAGTAGTTTAAGGTGTCCTTTTTTATTGGGGGGGGGGATAAAGTGAAGTTTAGGATACACTCACTTAAAAAATATGGACAGCCAAAATTGGAAAAACCAAAGGAACTATCAGCCATAAAACAGGCATTTTCTATTGATTATATTCCAAGGAAATGTAGTTGCCAGGTATTCACAAAGGGAGAAGATGTATGGATAAAGCATAAAGACTATTTTAGTGAGACATACGAACCTACCATGGAAGAATTAGGGATGCCACTTAATTACTATGCAGAGAAATTTTTAGGAAAAGATAGACCGAAAAAATTTGCGTATGAAGATGCCTGGGGGGCGGTAGTTTTAAGGAATGAAGCTTGGATAGTTATTGAAGGCCTAATGAAAGAAATTAAATCAGGAAGGTTTCAATTAGATATAGTTAGAGAAATTAGGGAGCAACAAGAAAGACTACATGGATTTGAAAAATATGAGCTTGTTTCAACCGATATGGAAAGATTTTGGGAGAAGCTGGTATATACGCTTAAGAAAGGGGATGATGCAAGATGCTAGAAAAGCATCATGTGTAGTTTTTAAAAGTCAAGGAGGATTAGATTTTGAGCTTAATTACAAAAGGCTAACACCAGAACAACATAGAGGAATAAATGGTCCTCATATGAACCGAGAAACAGATATGAAATATAAAAAAGAATTACAACGAAAACTAGAAAGCGTACTTATAAATGAATTCTATACTGTAGAGGAATTGATTGAGATATTAGGGCTTAAAGAGAGACAAGCATATAAGGCTTTTAAGAAGATAACATATCATCCTGGCAAGGGTATGAAAAGGGAAGACATTATCTATAGGCTAATGGGCAATAGGAGCTATTTGTAGAGGTGATTACATGCAGGATTTAATTATAGAAATACAAGAGTTAAGAAAAGAATTGAATTCAGCAATTGAAGTACTCAAGAGAAGAGGACAAGAGAAAGCAGAAAAGGAAAGAAACTATAGAGTAGCATTGTCAAAAAAAATATTGTTACTTAGGGATGAAAAAGTACCTGTAACAATTATAAATGATTTGGCACGTGGAGATGAAGAAATAGCAAAATTGAAATTTGAAAGAGATGTAGCTGAAACATTATATGAAACTGCATTACAAAAGATAT